GTTCCCGCCGCCGAGGGGCTCTTGAACTCCCGGCCGTCCTCCAGGCGATAGCGGAGCTTCCCACCGTCGCCCTCCAGCACCTCGCAGACATACGGCTGCTTGTGGTAGCGGCCCACCAGGCTGGTTCCTGGCTGCAGCTTTCTATTCTCGATTGGCATTGTGTACCTCCTCAGTATTTGATATCACATTCATCACTCTGAGTACTGAAGAAGTCAATAGCTTTGATCAGTAAATTTAAGGATAGCTAATGAAAGGAAGAATACCTCGCCCGACTAAAATCAAAATCCTGGAGGGCGAGAGAAATAAAAACCGCATAAATAAACATGAACCCAGACCACATCCCGGTCGTCCCACCTGCCCGGACCATCTCAGCTCGGCCGCCAAGGTCGAGTGGAAGCGTATCGTTCCCCAGCTTGAGGAGATGGGTCTGCTTTCCAAGATCGACCGCACCGAGCTGGCTCTTTATTGCCAGGCCTATGCCAGGTGGAAAAAGGCCGAGGCTGTTATTAACGAGAAGGGTGAGCTATACAAGACGCAGAGTGGCAATGTCATCACCTCGCCGATGCTTTGGGTAGCCAACAAGGCCATGGAGCAGTGCCACAAATTTCTGACCGAGTTCGGTATGACGCCTGCCAGTCGCGGGAGGATCAGCGTGGCCAGGCCAGGTGAAGACGACGGTTGGAATAAACTTCTAGATTTCTGCAAAGAAAAGACAAATGTGTAATGAGAAGAAATTTCAGCGAAGCACGTGCCCGCAGAGCTGTCGAATTTATCCAGAAGCTCAAGCATACCAAAGGACAGTGGGCGGGAGAGAACTTTATCTTGCAAGACTGGCAGCGGGATAAAATTATCCGCCCGCTATTCGGAACAGTGAACTCGGACGGCGCCCGCCAATATAGAACCTGTTACGTGGAGTTGCCGCGCAAGAATGGCAAGACCACGATCGCCTCGGCCATCGCGCTCTATCTGCTTTATGCGGACAGCGAAGCCGGCTGTGAAATATACAGTGCAGCCAATGACAGGCAGCAGGCAGCCCTTGTTTTCAACGAAGCGGCAGCCATGGTGCGGCAGGAACCTAACCTTTTTAACATCTCCAAGATCATCGATAGCCAGAAGCGCATTGTCTATCACAGGTTCAACTCTTTCTACTGTGCCATATCGGCTGAGGCCTATACCAAGTGGGGCATAAATGCTCACGGCATTATTTACGATGAGCTGCATGCGGCGCCTGATAGAGATCTGTGGGACACGTTGACGACCTCGACTGGCTCACGCCGCCAGCCCTTAACGCTGGTAATCACCACGGCCGGCTTCGACCGCAATTCAATCTGCTGGGAGCAGCACAATTACGCCTTAAAGGTTCAAAACGGAATAATCGAGGATCCGACCTTTCTGCCGGTGATCTTTTCTGCTCCCGATGATGCAGACTGGAAGGACGAAAAGGTCTGGAAGTCGAGTAATCCGGCGTTGGGAACCTTCCGCAATATCGACGAGATGCGCACACTTTGTAAAAAGGCGCAGGAGACCGCTGCACTGGAGATGACTTTTAGAAGGCTGTACTTGAATCAGTGGGTGAACTCAGTTGAAAGGTGGTTGCCCATGGAAGCCTGGGACACCTGCAACAGCAAGGTCGATGTGGAGAAGTTACAGGGTCGGACCTGTTACGCCGGCCTTGACCTGGCCAGCACGACCGACCTCACTGCCCTGGCACTGGTTTTCATAGATGACGACGGCATACTTGATGTGCTGGTCCACTTCTGGATACCCGGTGATACCGCTGTAGAAAGAGAGAAGCGGGACAGGGTGCCCTATCGAGCCTGGGCGAAAGAGGGTCTGATCACACTCACTGAGGGCAACGTCATCGATTATAAATATATCCAGCACACGCTTGAACAGTTAAGGGAGAAGTACGACATCGCCGAGATAGCTTTCGACCGCTGGGGCGCCACCAAATTGAGCCAGGACTTGACCGACGCCGGCTTCTTAATGGTGCCTTTCGGCCAGGGATTCGGCTCCATGAGTGCGCCCACCAAGGAATTGATGAACCTGGTACTCAGTAAGAAGATCAGGCACGGCGGCAATCCTATTTTAAGATGGAACTGCGACAACCTGGTGGTCAGGACTGATCCGGCCGGTAATATCAAGCCGGACAAGGAGAAATCGACCCAAAAGATCGACGGCATGGTGGCGCTCATTATGGCCATCGACCGGGCCAGCCGGCACAGCAAACTGGTCGGCGCCTCCATCTATGAGGATAAAGGCATGGTTACTCTTTAGGTGCTTTGAATGAAGAACCCGTTATTAACGTGGATTGAAAAACGCTTTAATTTAACCCGCATGGAACCATGGAAACCGTTGATCTCGTACGGCAGCGCCACCGGTATCCATGTTTCAGAGAACACCGCGCTCAGATCAACGGCAGTGTGGGCCTGCGTTAAGCTGCTTTCCGAGACGATTGCCTCACTGCCATTAATCGTCTACCGCCGGCTTACTCCCAGGGGGAAAGAGCGGGCGGCAGGTCATCCGCTTTATAAGCTACTGCATGATGCTCCGAATCCCGAGATGACCTCCTATACCTTCCGCGAGGTCATGCAGGGACATTTAGTGACCTGGGGCAACTGTTTTGCCGAGATAGACTATGGCAACGGCATCGGTGACGGTTATCCTCAAGCGCTCTGGCCCTTGCTCCCCAACAAAATGCAGGTCGGCAGGGATAAGGAGACAGGGAAGCTGATCTACAGCTATTTACTGCCGGACGGTACTACAGCCAAACTGGCGGCCTGGCAGGTCTGGCATATCCCCGGTTTCGGGTTTGACGGCATCGTTGGCTATTCGCCTATCCAGATGGCCAGGGAGGCTATCGGCTTATCTTTAGCTACCGAGGAATTCGGGGCCCGTTTCTTTGGCAACGGCGCCTCTCCGGGCGGAGTGCTGGAGCACCCTAACAAATTATCAGTTGAAGCCCAGGAGAGGTTGAGAAAATCATGGAACGAAATGCACAGTGGGCTGAGCAATCAGCACCGCATAGCCATCCTGGAAGAGGGCATGAAATTCAGCAAGGTGGGTATCCCACCCAATGACGCCCAGTTCCTGGAGACCCGGAAATTCCAGATCAATGAGATAGCCCGCTTCTTCAATGTACCACCCCATATGATCGGAGACCTGGACCGAGCAACCTTCTCCAACATCGAGCAGCAATCCCTGGAGTTTGTTGTCTACACTATCCGGCCCTGGCTGGTGCGCTGGGAGCAGGCCGCAAGCCTGAAACTGCTGGGAGAAACCGAGAGATCGGAATATTTCGTTGAGTTCCTGGTAGACGGGCTATTAAGAGGTGATTCAGCCTCCCGGGCGGCCTATTATCGGGAGATGTTTTATATGGGTGCTATGTCACCCAATGATATCCGCGAAAAGGAAAACCTCAACCCTCTCGATCTGGGCGACGAATACTATATACCGCTCAACATGGTGCCCGTCGGTGCTCCCCGCGATGTTAAGCCGGCAGCTGTAGATGAGCAGGTTCAGCTCACGCCGGTTGTGGAAGTCAGGCAAATCCCTGAGCGGGCGTCCAGGAATCAAGGAGCATTGTTAAGACACAAGACGGCGCAGGCATACAAAAAGCTGTTCGAGACTGCCGGCGCTGAGATAGTTAAGCGCGAAAAAACTCATGTACTCAAGGCTGCCAAAGAGCATTTGTCTCAAAGGTCCGTTATTACCTGGAATGAGTGGCTGGACAGCTTTTACCGCGAGTACGGCAGTTTCGTGATGCGGAAGATCAAGCCTATAGTCCAGGAAATGATTGAAGCCATAACGCCGCTGGCAGCTAATGAAGTAAACCAGACTCCGGAACTGACAGATAAACAGTTCGCCGATAAATATGTTGAGATATTCGCCAGGCAATATACAGGGTCGTCAAAGGGCCAGTTAAAACAAATAGTAAGAAAAGCGCTCGATGACAACGTCGATCCGATAGGCGCTGTCAGCCAGAGGTTGGGCGAATGGAGTGAGCGGCGTCCGGGCAAAATTGCGGTGCATGAGACTGTAGCTTGCTCTAACGCGGTGGCTAAAGCCGTGTTTATCGGCTGCGGAATCACCCGTCTGTCCTGGTTCAGCATAGGCGACAAGCTTTGCACTGTCTGCGAAGAAATGGATGGGCAGATAGTAGCAATCGAAAGTAAGTTCTCGGAATCGAGTGGTAAACTGCAATCCGTCGGTCATCCACCGATCCATTATGGCTGTCAGTGCCAGATAGCCCCGGGATAATGCTTCCCGAAATAATAAAACCCAGTAAACCCACTATGAAGTGGGTTTTTCTTTTAGGAGGTCAAAATGCAAATTACCGTTGAACACAGATCATTCAGTTTATCCGAGGTGAGGGTTGCCGGCGAAGGCAGGAAGATCTCCGGCCACGCCGCTGTATTCAACAAACTCAGCGAGGATCTGGGCGGCTTCAGGGAGAAGATCGCTCCCGGTGCCTTCGCCAACACTATCTCAGCCGCCGACGTCAGGGCGCTCTTCAACCACGATCCCAACTACGTCCTGGGCCGCACCAAGTCAGGCACCCTGTCGTTGACCGAGGATGCCAAGGGATTAGCTATAAGTATCGACCCGCCTGAAACGCAGTGGGCCAATGACCTGATTGAGAGCGTCAAGCGTGGTGACATCTCGCAAATGTCGTTCGGCTTCAGAACTGTGAGTGATGAATGGGACGATGGCAAGAAGGTACGCACGCTCAAAGAGGTAGAACTCTTTGACGTCTCGATCGTTACTTACCCGGCCTATCCCCAGACAGATGTAAAGATCAGGTCTCTGATTGCAAAGATCGGGGAGGACAAGGCCATTGAGATACTAACATGCAGTTTAACCGCCGCTGAAAAGCCTGGCGATGCAGAGGATAAACTGGGGACTCAAGATGAGGCCCTGGGGGATACTCCAAACCGACTGGACCTAAAACGGCGTCAACTGGAAATAGCTTCAATCTAACGGAGGTAAACATGGAAAAAATCATCGAACTGCGCAAACAGCGCACCGCACTGGCGGGCAAAGCCGAAGCCATCGTAAGCAAAGCCGAGGCCGAGAACCGCAGCCTCACCCCCGAGGAATCGGGCGACTACGACAAGATCCTGGCCGACGTGCGTGACAACAAGAGCCAGGAGACCCGCTACATCGAGCTGCACGGTCTGAAGGACGAACTGAAAGGCCATGAGCCGATCCGTCCCGTTCCCGGCGCTGCCGTATCGGGCAGGAAATCCGTGGGCCGTCAGTTCATCGAATCCCGCCAGTACCAGGATATGCTCAAGCGCGGTGTATTTGAGTCAGACACCTTTGAAGTCCGCGACATCATCTCCGGCACTGACAGCGCTGCCGACCTGGTGGTACCCGACCGGATTGCCGGCATCATCACCGAGCCGGAGAAGCAGCTGCGCATCCGCGACCTTTTAGCCAAGGGCACTACCGGCAGCAATACCATTGAGTATGTCAGGGAGACCGTCTACTCCAATGCTGCCGCGCCCGTGGCTGAGAGCAAGCAGGGCACCGAGGTAGCCAAACCCGAGAGCACCCTGGAATTTGAGAAAGACACCGCGCCGGTAGTGACCATCGCCCACTGGGTGCCCGCCACCCGGCAGATCATTTCCGATGCAGCTGTGCTCTCCAGCTACATCAACAGCCGCCTGGTTTACGGCCTCAAACTCGAGGAAGAAGACCAGATACTCAACGGCAGCGGTAACGGCGGTAACGTCTCCGGCCTGGTCACCGAAGCCACACCCTTCGATGACAGCCTGCGGAGCGTCGATGACAACCTGGTGGATGTCATCCGCAAGGCTATCCTGCAGTCCGGCCTGGCGCAGTACCCCGTTACTGGTATCGTCCTGCATCCGACCGACTGGGCCAGCATCGAACTGCTCAAAGGCAGCGATCAGCGCTACCTCTGGGTTACCGTACCTGAGGGAGGCGTATCCCGGCTGTGGAGGGTGCCCGTGGTTGAGACCACCACCATCGTCCAGGGTAACTTCCTGGTAGGCGCCTTCTCGCTGGGAGCCCAGCTATTTGACCGCGAGCAGGCCTCTATCCGCATCTCCGAGCACCACAGCGACTTCTTCACCAAGAACATGGTCGCCGTGCTCTGCGAGGAAAGGATAGCCCTGGCAGTCTACCGGCCCCAGGCCTTCATCTACGGCCCTTTTGAACAAGGCAGCTAACCAACGGGGGGCGGTGTTAAGCCGCCCCCTTTCTTTTAAAGAATAATGGACGTTTTAGTATTACCCGAGAGCAAGAGTCTATATGGGCTGGAAGGTTTAATAAGGTTCGGGGAAGGTCTGCGCCTGTCCTACCTGGCCTCCAAAGTTAAAAACGGCGTGATCGTCGAGATCGGCAGCTTCAAAGGCAAATCAACCAGCTTCTTAGCGGCCGGCAGCCAACACGGGAATAATAAATCTGTTTATGCCGTGGACACCTGGGACCTCAGAGAGCAGTACGGCCAGCAGAAGTACCAGGCCAAAGAAACCCTCGAGGCCTTTCACCGGCAGACTCAGCCCTATGCCAAATTAATCACGGCTGTCCGGGGATTCTCCCAGGAGGTAGCCAAGACCTGGGACAAGGAAATCGGGCTACTGTTTATTGACGGCTGCCACTGGTACAAAGAGGCCTGGGCGGACTATCAGAGCTGGCAGAAGTTCATCCCCGCAGGCGGCATGATTGCCCTGCATGATTACCAGAACCCCAAGATCCAGGCGGTGGTAGAGCGCATAAAGAGCCATGAGCAATGGGCCAACTGGGAGGTTTACGGCAGGGTGATCTCCGCGCAGCGGGTTGCCAAATGAAATACAGAAAGATCGATTTCTATGCCCGGCAGCGCCACTTCATTGACCACCTGGTGCCGATCTACAGGCAGATACCCCTAACAAACAGAGGTCAATTCATTGTCACCACAAATGAGCTGCTCAATTACGCGGCTTCCATAGATGTCCAGGCAGTGAGACTCAGCTCTTACTTAGACATGATAACTCCACCCGAACTAAGGGGGCCGCTGGTGGTGGCCTCCATGGCATTCCCCATCAAGATGCTGACACCTCGCCGCAAGTTGGTACTACTCAACCACGGTGCCGGCCAATCCTTCGCTGACAACCGGCACGTCAGCTATGCCGGGGGCAAAGGCAGAGGGTTGACCTATTTATTCATCGAGCCGGGCCAGCATCCGGCTGCCAAGGACGCCGAGACCTATCCCGGGTCAAAGATAGCAGTCGTAGGCTGTCCCAAGTTAGACATCTGGCACTTGAAGCCCAGGAAAAAGCGCAGCGATCCACCAGTGGTGGCCATCAGTTTTCACTGGGAGTGCAAGGTCGCCCCGGAGACGCGCAGCACTCTGCCACATTATAAAACCATCATCCCGCAACTCGCCCGTTGGAACAGGACTGGCGAAGTAGAGATACTCGGCCACGGGCACCCCACGATGTGGACCATGCTGAGGCCGCTCTGGCAGCGTTACGGTATAGAGCCGGTAGCCAATTTCGAAGAAGTAATGGAACGCGCCGACGTCTATGTCTGCGACCAGATGTCCACGCTCTACGAGTTCGCCTCGTTGGACCGTCCTGTGGTGGTGCTCAACGCCCCATGGTACCGGCGAGACATCGAGCACGGCTTAAGGTTCTGGGAATGCGCCAACGTCGGCGTAAACTGCGACCAACCGGACGACCTCATCCCGTCCATCCAAAAGGCACTCAAGGATACGCAAGCACAAAAGAAAAAGCGTTATACAGCCGTCAAGAAAGTCTATAAATACACCGATGGCCGTGCTGCCGAGAGGGCGGCCCAGGCCATCATGGAGGTTCTATGAGAATACAGATACTGGTAACCATGATCACATCAAAGGGCACCTATTACAAAGGCCAGGTGGCCGATGTCCCGCCCGAGATAGCCAGGCAGTGGGTGAGCAAGGGACGGGCTTTGTCGCTCGAACCGGTTAAGACTGTCAAAGCTGAGGTTAAACCGACAGAACACAAGAAACGCGGGAGATCGAAGAAGAAATGATCACCATCCGTTATAAGTCAGTCGTAATCAACGGCCTGGACCGGACAAACAAAGTTGAAACCCTGCCCGATGCCGAGGCCCTGCAGCTGGTGAGAATGGGTTATGCCGAGATCGTCCGGGAGAACGCTTCCATAAGGCCGCCGGAGACTAGGGCGACAGAACCAGAAACCAAAAGCAGAGATGAAGCCCCGAACAAAAAGAGAGTTAAGAAATGGGGTTAAAGCAGACGGTTGCCCCGGCAGTTGAACCCATCAGTTTGACTGAAGGGAAGCTTCATTTGAGGATTGATACAACGGCCGAGGACAGCCTGATAACATCTCTGATAAAGACCGCCCGGCAGTATTGTGAGAATTACCAGCGCAGGGCATACATCACCCAGACATGGGAGCTTTGGCTGGATAGCTTTCCGGACATAGATATTATCGATGTCCCTCTGCCCCCTTTGCAGTCCGTAACCTCGATCAAGTATTACGATACCGCAAATGTTGCTCACACCTTGGCCTTAAGTGAGTATTTCGTGGACAGCAAGTCACAGCCCGGGCGGGTGTCATTAGCCTATGGCAAATCCTGGCCTGCGGACACGCTGCGTCCGACTAATGGTGTTTGCATCACCTTCGTTGCAGGGTATGGATCAGCAGCGTCCGCCGTGCCCGCGACGGCCTGTTACGCCATCTTGCTGCTGATGGGCCACTATTACGAGAACAGGGAAGCGGCAAGCTCCACTCAAGTCTACCAGGCACCGCTGAGTGTTGACGCCTTGCTCTGGCAGGAGCGGTGCTTCTAAATGAAGATCGGCTTACTTCGCCACAGGGTCATTATCGAAAAGCCGACGCAGGGCAAGAACGCCATCGACGAGGTTGTCTCGACATGGAGCACGTTCTGCACCGTATGGGCAGCTGTAGAGCCGGCGGCCGGCAACGTCTATTATACGGCCAAACAGCTGGATGCCAGGGTAGATGGCCGTGTCAGGATACGCTACCGAGGCGACCTGGATCCGACCATGCGCATCAAGTTCGGGGGCAGGATACTCAGCATCGTGTCCATCGTACACCCCAAGGAAAACCAAAAGGAACTGCACTTAATGTACGCGGAGAGTTTGGACTGATGGATATCAATATTGAAATCCAGGGCAAAGAAGCGTTTGAAAAAACCCTTTTAGCCCTGGCCAAATCTTTACCTAACAATAAAGTCGAGCCCCTGATGCTGGAGGGTGCCAAGGTAATTGCCGCCGTTGCTAAAGCCAAAGCACCTCAGGGTCCCACCGGCAAGCTGAAGAAAGCGGTCAAGGCCAAGCTGTTGAAGCAGATCAGCAACTACCCTCGCTCTGCCGCGGCAGCAGTGGACCGCAAGATTGCTCCCCATGCCTACATTATCGAGTATGGGACGAAGCCGCGCTACCAGAAGTCGGGGCGATACACCGGCATTGGCTCAGCCCAGCCTTTCTTCCGGCCTGCCGTGGATACAAACAAGGGACGGATACAAGACGAGGTAATAACGAAACTCGGCAACTTGATAGACAGTGCAATGAAATGATTATTGAAAATGCCATACACATTCACCTGCTGGCACAAACCGGACTGACCGCCTTGATAGGCCAGAAACTCTACTATGTTACAGCCCCGCAAACCGTTGTTGCGCCGTATGTTGTTTTTTTCAAGGTATCTGCTGTGCCTGAGTACTGCCTGACAGGGCATTGCGGTTTGATAAATGCCCGCTTTCAATTTTCGATCTTTGCCGATACCTATCATGAAACAAAACTGATTTCCCGGCAGATTCAACTTGCCCTGCAAGACAAGTGCAACCAGGTGATCGGCGGGGTGGGTGGTGTGAATGTGAGCGTACAGTTTGAGAATGAGCAAGATCTATTTGAGTCCGGGACATTTCATTGTCCCGTTGAATATTTCATCCAATACAACGAATAGGAGGGCACCATGACCACATCAGCAATTATGGCCCAGGGCGTGGTTCTCGAAAGAGAAGGCGTCGCGATTGCGGAGATCACCAAGATCTCACCGCAGTCAAACAAACAGGACACTGTCGATGTTACCACTCTTTCCAGCGTGGGTAATTACAGGGAATTCATTGCAGGCTGGAAAGATGCCGGTGAACTTCAGATAGAAGGCAACTTCGTGGCTGGTGATGTTGCCGGCCAGCAAGCAGTATTTGCCGACTTCGAGGCCGGCACCGTTTCGAGCTACGTGCTGACTTTCCCGACTGCAATCACGGCGACCCTGACCTTCTCTGCCCTGGTAACGGAATTCGGCATCGGCGGTTTTGCCGTGGGCGACAAGGTCCCGTTCAACGCCACGTTGAAAATCTCCGGTGCGTCGACGCTGGCCATTAGCGCTTCAGACGGTTTAACCACGCCGTTCTTTGCCATATCGGAGAGCGCCGTTATCTCACCAGCTCCCTCTGCGACCAAGTATGACTATATCGCCACGGTACTAACCGCTGTTACTTCGGTAACCGTGACACCAACCGGCGGCGGCGTTCTTACAGTGCAGGGCTCAACAGTAGCAACCGGAGAGGCGTCAACCGCCATTACCCTCGGTGCCGCCGGCACGATCAAGGACATCGTGATAACCCAAAAGAACACCGGTAAGGTAGCCAAAACATACCGCATAAAGTTATTCAGAGCAGCGTCATAAAACAGGAGCCCTATGGAAACTATTCCGATAATGTTAGACAAGCAAAGGAACCTTAAATGGACCATGGGCGGCATGGAGAAATTTCAGGAGGTCACGGGGATCGATATCCTATCAGGTGATGCCGACCCGAGTAAGTTCACTCAAAAGGAAATAGTGCCGTTCCTGTGGGCTTGTTTGCTGTGGGAGGACAGGTCGTTAAAACTGGACGACCTGAAATACCTGGTTGATATCGAGGTAATGACAGAGTTCATTCAGTTATTGCCCAGGATAATGAGCGCTGCCATGCCCAAAGGTGAGGAAAACCCGGACCCAAACCCGCAGAGCCTCTCGATTGGCTGACCGTTTGGGCTATCGGGAGGTATGACCTCAACCTATCGGAGGATGATCTCTGGGCGCTGACTTTCAAAGAGTTCGCTGCACTGCTCAAGAGGCACGCCTTGACCATTGAACGCGAGGACTACCACGCCGGGCTGATCTGCGCCGTGCTGGCAAACATTAACCGCGATCACAAGAGGTCAAAGGTTTTCACGCCCCAGGATTTCATGCCCGGTAGCCGGCCCAAAGAAAGCAAGACACAATCCCCCGAGGAGATGTTCGGGATAATAAACCTGATTTACGGAGCACCTGATGGCAACTGAAAAAGCATTAGTATTCATACTAAGAGCGAATGTCGTCGATTTTAACAAGAAGCTTGGCGACGTCGAGCGTAACTTCAAAAGGACGTTCGGCAATATCAGCAAGGAACTGCAAAATATCTCCAAGATTTCCTTCGGTATCGGTGCGGCCATTGTGGCTCCTCTGGCCTTGGCCTTCAAAGACTCTGCACAGTATGGTGAGGATATTGATAACCTGTCTAAAAAGATAGGATTCAATATAGAGCAGACTCAACGCTGGGCGAATATGATGAAGGTGTCCGGCGGCAGTGGCGATGATTTAACCGTTATGGTTAAGAAATTGAGCGCTGCCTATGATGCCGCCGTATCAGGGACAGTTAAAGCATCAGAGGCAACAGATGGATTGGGAGACGACCTTGATAGCGCGGTAATTGGCAGCGATAAGGCGTCAAAGGCCTTTGCCAAGTTGAATATAAACCTTGAGGACTTCGGGAGGTTGGATACTGAGGGACGGTTGCGGGCAATATTCGTTGCACTGTCCAAGATAACGGATAAGAACGAGCAGCAAACAATCGTGGGTGCCCTGCTGGGCAAGGGTGGGCAAAAGGCGCTTATTGCCGCCTCCGGTGACGTAGAGGCGTTTCTGGCCAAGATGAATGTAATGAGCCAAGAAACGATAGACAAACTGAAAGCAGCGAAAGAATCAATGGAGTTATTTGAGATATCGTGGCGCAACCTGGTAGGAACTATGGTTGCTGCTACCTTTGGTGGAGATGCAACAAAGGGGATCGAAACCTTGACTGAAAAACTCAATGAGTTTTCCAAGTGGGTTACAGAACACCCTGATGATGCCAAGGCGATAACCAATATCGCTATTGCGGTTGCAGGACTGGCTATTGCTATCGGGACATTGGCTGGCGTGGCCTTCACTATTGTGCAGGTGGCAGGGGCTATTGGAATTTTGAAAGTAGCCTTTGCTGGAATTGCTACGGCGTTGGCAGGTGGCGGTTGGAGCGGTGCGATAGCCATAGCACTGGGTTCAATAGGTGGCGCGTTGCAAACTGCTGGGTCGGCCATTGCAATGGCGGTTGCTGGGATTGGACTTGGTTTAATAGCAGCATTTGCCGCCGCTTTTATTGGAGTGGGCTTTGCTGTTTGGGCGGTTGTTACTAATTGGGACGTGCTCAAAGTAGCGAATTGGGGATTATTCTTTCAACAAATCGGTGACATCATATTGGGTAATTTCAACATTGCCCTCAATAACGTAAGGATAGCCTTTATGGCGGCCCAGCAATGGGTGATAAGCGCATGGCAAGCCGTCGTGACCTGGTTCCAAGGGCTGCCGGCTGCAATCGGCGCGGCGGTTGCTGGTGTGTGGCAATGGCTGACGCAGCCGTTCGTTGATGCCTGGGCTGAAATCCAGCGGGTTGCCAATCAAATCAAAACAGCCTGGGACAATCTATTCAATGGTGGCGGCGGTACCATAACAGTCACAGCGAGCGGCAAGAACATAGCGACTGCAAATGGCGGGATATTCAATAGCCCCACATTGCGCTTGATTGGTGAGGCAGGACCGGAAGCAGTTATTCCCCTGGGCAGACTCGCATCAGTAACTCCTCAGGGAGGCAATACCACTGTAAATATCTCAGCAGGGGCCTTCATGGGATCCAGAGAAGACGCCCGCAGCTTTGCCCGCATGATACAGGAAGTGATGCGTAATGAGAACAATACCCGCACTTATGGACGGTTAGTATGACGGCGCCGTTACCGCCCATATTAGTCTCCCCTATCGGTGGCGCTCACGCCGACGCTACCACTGTAACCTTTACATGGGAAGCCTCAACAGGTGCTATCAATTACGCATTAACAGTCAGCACCGCCCCTGGCGGCGGTGGCACAATATTCCACGCGGATTGGG